CCCTAAAAAAATAACATACGAATAATATTCGGAATGATCAATAAGTTTATAAACCAACACGCCCTTATTATTATATAAAGGAGTCTGTTTTTTGGCTGCTAGTTTTGTTCGGCGTGATAGATCCTAAGTACAAAAAAACTCATTAGCAGATTTGTGAAAATAATTATCTAAAATCTTTTTATCAGTAAAACACTTACAACAATAAAACTCTACTACCTGAGATCTCCATAATTTTTTTAAGCTCCTATAGAGAGGCATATCAAATTTCAAAAGGTCGCTATAATGATGACCCGCTATAAGACCTTGATTTATTTCTCTTTTATTGGCATGAAATAACTCCTCGAATTTAAGACCTCTTTTACAGTTAAAACATATATGAGGGTACTTAACATCTAAAGGATGAGGTTTAATAATCTCTTCAGACGAAGAGAAATTCCAATTTTCTTCCGGACTTGAAACATTTGGCATAATTAATATTAGATTATCATAATATTTAAATATTTAAATAACTAATTATTAAATAATATTAATTATATTATCTTTATTGTCTAATATGGCTAGACCGTCTTTTACTCCACTCATAAAGATTACATTAGAAACATATCCTAAACTTAAGGACAATTATAAGAAACTAGCCAAAAAGGTTGGATGTTGTGTTAAGACAATAAAAAGATATTTTGAAAATATAGATTTAAAAGTCCCAATAAACAATACCAAATCTAACAAAAAAAACGATGCGGTGACCAAGGGGCGTGTAGCCATCACTCCCCTTAATAGCCAAGACATCTCCGATAGTATCGAACTCCCCAATAACCAAGAGCTTGTATTCGATAAATCAAATCCCTCTAAATTAATAAATATGGTTGGTTTAGTGGAAATTAATCTCAACCGAATATTAGGGAAGGGTACTAATGATGCCCGAATACTTAATACAGCAATCTCATTCTTAGATAAAACAAGTCGATTCATAGAAAAAGATGAATTAGAAAATAATAAGGGATTTGTCGATTATCAAGACATTACCAGGAGATTTACTGATAAACAATTAAATATATTTAATGCCATGATTCGAGAAGGATGGGTATCATTGCTCGGTTCTCGTAAGACCGGTAAATCGTTCTTAATGTCGTCTGCAGCTATTTATTTAGGTTCAAGAGAAAGACTTGAAATTCACGTTCTTTCAAGCAAAAAGGATACTGCAAGCCATATTATTACTCAAGTTATTATAATTGATGCTGAGCATAAATTAAATCTGTTTAAAAGACCTGCCAAAGAACAAATTATTTTTAATAATGATACCAGGATAAAAGCTCATTCCAATACTCTCGCAGATACTGGTACGTATGAGGCTGACATCCTTATAATTGATGAGGCTCAGGAAGTGGAGGAGGAAGTATGGGCTAAGATTATTCCACAGTTAGCAACCGGACGAAAGATGAGAGTGTGGATATTTGGCACAGCAAAAGCCGGAACTCCATTCTATAATTTTTGGTTTGGTATAAATCCTAAATTCAAGAAATTCGAGTTGGGGATGGAAGATGCGACTTGGGTTAAGGAAGAGTCTTGGGATGATGTTAAATCCCTAATGTCCGATAGAATGATTAGACAAGAACTAATGATGGAATGGGTAGAAAAGGAAGGGGCATTCTTTAGGTCAGAGGATATTGAAGCAGCATTCGAGGAATATCCCGAGGGATTCAAAAGAGACTACTTGGAGATTATATGCGGTATTGATTTCGGTCAAGGGCACGAGACAGTTATGGGAAATATAGCATATAGAAAAGAACAAATATACGAGATTGAATCATGGGGCATGTTTAATCCTACAAGTGATATGATCCTTGCGAAAGTTAAAGAATATGGTAATAGATATAGTTCTCTCTTTATTATGGAGGGGTCACCATTAGGAGGGTTTGTAAGACGGGATGTCGCAGATTTACGATTTAAATTTAAAACCTCCAATTTCTCAATTCATAAAGAAAAGTACTGGTTTGCACTCAACTTTCTCTTAAATAATCATTTAATACACCTTAAAACGCAAAAATTAAAACAACAACTTCTGAGATATATAGGAGATAAAATTGATGACGATTGGGTTGATATGTTATTACATGCAGCCTATTACTATTTTAATAAATATTATAAAAATAATGAGAAGTGGATATTTAACAGATGAGCGAATCCTATGGACCATGGGTAAATACTCCAGAATCCTCAAATGTGCTTAGGTTTAGTTATGCTCTAGGAAATTTAATAGTGGATTTCAATAATGGGAGTGAATACGCTTATTTTGTCCCCTTCTATTATTATAAAAATATGAAAATGGCTAAAAGTAAAGGCAAATTTGTATGGAATTATTTGAGAAAGGCCAATAAACCATATAGAATAAGGAGAGGTTCATATAAAAAGCCTATTGGAGAGGTTCGAAGGGAGGTCCCTTATAGGACTGAACCCGAAAGACCGAGAAGAAAGGTTGGAGAGGAAGTTATGAGAGGTCCATACAAGGAAGGAGGTGAAGAATCGTAAATGGGATTCTTTAACCGAGATAGAGGGAGCAAATATGGCAAGAATGTGTATGTGCCCTCCCTATTAAAGATGGCTGCGGTTAACTATTCTAACCCGAAACATAGAGTGGCAAGACTTGATGAAGATCCAATTGCCGGAAATCTAGTCCTAAAAACTGCAGAGCTAATTACTGCAAGACCTCCCATATTTCTTGATAAGAATGATAATGAACTTGATGAAACAAGAAACACATGGGAAGACAATCAATATAATAATTTATTTAAAGAAGCTATTGAATCAACCCGAACACACGGTTATATTGCATGTGAGGTCCTTAAAAAACCTATAAATGATAGGACATGGATTATTCATGATTCCTCAGATATTCAAACAATTAAATACAAAGATTTACAAATAGAATCTTATAAAATCTTGCCTATACTTGAAGGCGGGATTGAGACCTCGATTATACATGCTCCTGTGCAGAGAGAATTATTACCGGAGAAGGTTATTCATTATTATGTCGGGCGATATGATCGTTCATTACAAGGTTTAGGGATTATAAAACGGTGTTGGCATGCTTTAGTTAGATTTACAGAAATATTTGAGTCTATGGCTATGTATGATTCAAGAATAGGAAATGGGATTTTATTAATTATTGTGGATCCGGAGCAATATACCGCGGAATTAAATTCATTACATCATGCTGTAAGAAATCTCAATAATAGGAGATATATGATTCTAAAGACCGGTGCAGAGGGGAACCCCCCAGATATGAAGTTCTTAGGCTCTACCTCTCCGGTTGATTTTTCTACAGATTTAGAGACTTGTCTTAAGGTTATAGCTGGTGCCTCTGGTTTTCCAGTAAGATATCTTATCGGAGATCCTAAAGGGGCTTTAAGTGCCGCAGGAGAGGATACAATTGCGGTATGGGAAAATCTTAAATCTATATTTGGAGAATATAAAGATTTTATTAGAAAAGTTATTTCTTGGCAGGAGGATGGGGAAGCCCTGAATGAAAAGATTGCCAAGATTGAATTTGACGATGGCGGGCACCTTCCCGAAGAGGGAGAGCTGGCTAAATCAAAAGAAGAAGAGGGAGAATTAGACGAGGAGAAAGCGTCTCTTACTCCTACTGATATTATTAGACAACAAAAAGAATTAAGAGGTAAAAAATTATGAGTGAAATTGAGCCGGATAAGACCGAGCCAGAACCAGAACCCGAGTCCGAAAGAGATAAGACAGGTAAGTTCAAGAAGAAAGAACCGACAACTCCGAAGGAAAAGGAAGTAAAGAAGGAACCCGAACCTCCTAAGAAAACCGATGAGGAATATAAAAAACAGTTCGAAGAATTAAATAAAGAATTAGTGGTATTGCGGACTTTTAAAGCAAATAGATTAAAAGAAATAGATGATTTTGAGGCGAGAATGCAGGCACAGAGAACTAAAGAAGATCAGAAGCTAAAAGGATTTAAAGAAGAGAAAAAATCCGAACCCGTTCAACCTATAATCCCGGACCTATATAAAAAAATGTCTTTTGAAAATCTCTCAGAAACATCTAAGGAAATGAGGAAAAAATAATGTTTATTAATAATTATAGGGAAAAGACAGCCCTTAAACCCATTATGGGAGCAAATATAAGAGAGAATTATCATGGCAAATACAAAAATTAGTGAAATATCTGAAGGAGGAGTTGCATTAGGAGAAAATAAGTTCAAGGAATCTCAATTATTAGACAACGTCATTCAAGCGGGACAGCTTGTAAAGGCAACAGCAACCGGAATTGATCTATCTAATACAGCAGATGGGGACTATCTTGGAATAATGAAGGAGCATGAAGAGATAGACCTTGATACCAATATTACAGCAGCATTACATGGAGATGTAATTACAGAAGGATATTGTGCAGTTCAGATCATTAATCCCGCAGGTACTAAATATCCCGGCACATTGCTTTTTGGAGTTGTTGCAACGCCCGGTTTTCTAACTATTATTGTAGTGGGAAGTCCAATTGCAGTCTTAGAAAGAACCATTGTCACCGGGGATACAGTAGCCAGAGTTAAACTCTTGAGGTAATCATCATGGTAGAAATTAAAGGTGTCACCGAGAGAGAATGGAAGGGAATTGATACCCAGGTAGCAAAATTAATGCATGAGCCTATCGTATACCAAAATCTTCCAAGTGGGATGCAATTAGGAAAAGGAAAGAATAAGGGCGAATATTATCAAGCAACTGATGTTTTCTACGTGAATGAAGGCAAAAGATTTGCGTATGAGGATAGAAATATTGGGGCTAGAAAGGTTAGAGATAATGCAATTACATATCTAACATTGCCAATCCATATTGATGAGAAAGACATTGACGCTACAAGTGGTGAAGGTATCACTCCTATATTAGTGCAGCATGAAATCGAATGTAGAGCAAAAATGCAAGAGAGGATCCAGAAAATAGTTCTTCATGGAAGTACCAAATCTGGTGGGCGAGGAGTATGTACCTTTCAACAAGATGAAGAGACAACTTATGCTTTCGCAGCCGCAGGAGGAGCATGGAGTACTACTGGCAATTGGTTCACAGATTTAGAATCAGCAAGAGCACTTCTAAGAAAAGCTCATATAATCCCCCCATACAAATTATGGATGACTCCTGGTATCCAACCCGATCTAAGAAAGGTTTTTCATGTAACCAGTGGAATATCCGATTGGAGAACCTTCTTGCAAGATTATATGCAATATGGAGTAATCTCTGGGCAAGAGGGAGCGCAACCATTCGTACCGCAAATTGACCAAGTTATTGAAACCGATTCGCTTTATGATGGGGTTTTAGCTGTTGCTACACAAGCCTTTCTATTATGGAAGGATGATGTTAATTGTAACTATATAGCAGAATCCTATCCGATCCATAGAGCAAATATTCCGAATAAGCCATTTGAAGGTGATATAGATTATGCACTTCGATGGGCAGGATGTTTCATTCCTAAGAATCCTAAGGGAGCAGTTTATTGCCACACTGGAACGACAACCACAGCATATTAGTTCGACCAAAAAATAGTCCTGGAGAGGACTATAAAATTTTTTTATACTTAAAATTTTAAATTAAAATTAATTCAAAATAAAAAAGATGTGATTAAAAAAAATGACCAATAGAACGGATTTAGATGAATGTTTTGCTAAGATTGAAATTATAAAGCAATTATTAGGACCTGAAACTTTTGACCTCAAAAAAATTTTAATAGAACTTGAAACTAAGAAAAAACTTCTAATGAAATTCAAACCGAGAGATTATGCAACAATTCTTAAAGGCTTAGAATCAGGAGTATTTATACATCCTGGAGTATTTGAAGAGAAAAAAGAAATAATTACAGTTAACCCGCTACCATCATCAGTAACTCCAATTCCCGTAAAAAAGGAAGAAAAGCCTAAGATTAATAAAGAAAATGTATCATTAAAAAAGGAACTTCAGTTAGCAAAGGATAAATTAGTATCGTTAGAAGCTTTAGAAGAATTAAAAAAAGGAAAAGAAGCTGAGATTATAAAAGAGAGTATAAAGTAAATGGTTGACTATAATAAATATGGCTGGACTTATGCCCAATTTCATTCATTTATAGGTTGGGATAAAGGAACCCAACTCGTATATGAGGCTTGGGAAAATCTCTGGTCTCGTAGAGTAGATGCCTATATATTTCTGGACATTGGAACATGTCCAAGGCTTACCGATTCTAATGAAAAAGCAGAAGTGGGCGATATAGTCAATGAGATGATGGTTCAAATGAATATTTATTTGAAAGGTGAATCTGTTGATTCTCCTATGCAGACTGGTTTCTATACAGGTCCTGGTTTTCCTCAGTTTAAAGGGGAGCGAAAGGGTGTTGGAACTGGTCATTTCTTAATATTAAATAAGTATCGTAGGAGAGCCTCAGCATCATTGGCAAGTATAGGCGATCTCAGTTTTGGACCTTAAAAATAAAAAAATATAAAAATAATAAAAGAGATGAAATAAAATGACGAAATACGAAAGACATGATGCGGACGTTTTTCTATGTCCATCTAATCCACAAGAAAATTTTAATAATGAAACAGGTGGTGTAATTCAAGCTCTAACTGCAGCTCAGGTACTCCCTTATTCATTAGTTATAGATGAGTTTCCTGTTATTAAACCAAAAAGACAGGATGAAGAGGCTCATGGAGTGGGTGGCGGAAGAAACCCAACTGTTATATTAGAAAAACAATATGAAATAGGAGCTGGAAGTATTCCGAATAAAACTATATTTGGTTTAATGATTCCAAAAATAGGTGGAGCTGTCGCAGTAACACATACAGCAGCTGAAGTGACAACCGTAACATGTGTTGCTGATGTAGCTGGAAGTTTAAATGATACCTATTTTGAATTTGACGTTATGTTAGCAGCAGGCACCCTGAAAAAATATTTTGTATGGTTTAATATCAATGCGGCTGGAGTAGAACCAACACCTGCACCGGTAGCTTATGGGGATGCCAGAACTGCAGCAGTCGTAGCAGAGGCAACTAACGCAACAGCTAATGCTATAGCAGCAGCAATTCAATTAGTAATAGATGCTTTAACTGATGTAACATGTGCTAATCCTGGAGCACCAAGTCCAACCCTTACAATAACCAACGACCAAAATGGAGCTGTTGATGATTCACATGAAGGAGCAGGAGATCCAACCGGATTTACTTTTTTAACATCAACTAATGGAAGATCCAAAATTATAATTACATTCCATGAAAATACGATTGAAGGTCAGAATTTTGGTATGCATGTACAACGAATGTTAGCAGGGCAGGATAGAATAATGGACCTATTTGGTATAACAATTGGAGTCTACGAAATGTTATGTGAAGAGGGTGGAGTTGCCGAGGAAAATATTGACTATACATGTGCAGCATTTAAAACAAGTGCAACTGATATAGCGAAAATGTACGCACCTGACGGTACTTTATGGAATAAAAAGATTACACCGTTTTCGAGTGCTAAAAAGAATTATGGATGGCATTCATTTAATGAGAATTTTACATTTACTTGTGGTGGAGCATTGTTATGCACTAAAAGAGCATTTTCAATAAGAGTGGAAAATGAATTACAACATAACTATGATGGTGGAGGAGAGTTCGCCAGTGATGTTGATTTCGGATTAAGACATATTGAAATAGGAATTGATGCCAAAATACAAGATGTTACAATATATGAATTAGGAGACCAACATCCTGATGACTATGGAAACCCTATTGTACTCCAAATAAAGGGTATTAGAGGTTCTGATGCTAATGATTATATCATGTGGGATTTTAGTTCATTGAGAATGCTTCCAATAGATGAAAAGGTTGCCGCACCAGCAGAGTGGATAGAGAAATATAATATAATGATGAAGTTGGCACCTGGTTGTGTTGCGACATGTACTATTGAAGGATATTTATCATTTGAATATTACACCGGAAAAGCATGGAGTTAAACCATGACTGACGTAAGAGTGTTTAGGGTCGAGATATCAGTCTCGGAATATAATGGAAATGACGAGGGTTTTTATAACATCAAACAAACTATGGAAACGACCAAGGGAAAAGAACGATTAAAAGAGACTCTTGATTCAATCTATTTCAGTACGCTTAAATATCTCGAGAGGAGGAGATTAATATGAAAATAGAAAATTATACAATTGGAGATAAAATATTACAAATTTATTCCAGACTTCCATATCGATTGGAATGTAAATTAGAGGTGTTAATTATGAAAATGTCTCAAGGAATGAAAGGAGATCCCAATGATATTTCTACTTTAAAAGGATTTGATATATCAAAAAAAATAGATATAAATGATTTTTTATTAATTAATGCAATTTTACAACCTAAAATAATCGATGATGATTTAAATAACGCAGAACATGAATTAAACTGTAAATTTAGGAAGATTGGAAATTATTTGTTTGAGAAATATGTAAAACAATATTCTGAGAAAATATTAGAAAAAAAAAAGCTTATGAAATCTCCAATCTCTCCACAGAAAGTGCCTATAAAAAATGGATTGAAACCAACCCAACAGAATACAGGTGGTTGACTGAAATGATGGTCAGAAAGGAATTGGGCGGATATTGTCCAAAAGACCCTTTAAAATTTGCATTTATATCAACAGTAATTTCATTAAGAAGTGTAAAACAACAGGGAACTAATACAGGAAATAGATTACAAAATTTAATAAATAGGAGTAAATAAAATGCCGATAGCAGCAACCGCAGTAATGATACCAAGCGTTACAAAAGCTTTCCAAGCAATGGCAAAAACCAAGAAACAAACCTGGAAAGCTATGGAAAGAGTAATGCAAGAAGTTAAATCTTCTGCGAGTTCTATGGGAATTATGAGCAGTGTTATGGGTATTTTTGGTATTGTAACAAAATTAGCTTTAGTACCACTTAAAGAATTAACTGCAGACTTAGTAGGTACAGATGGATTTATAGAAGGATTAAAATCGTTGGGAACAGTATTAGGTGAGCTTGTAATAGAATCTCTTGATCCTTTACTTGGTTTAATAGAAACATTTGGTACGACTTTTGGTGATACAGATGCTGATGCTATATTACTCCTCGGATCTCTGGTAAAATTATCGATGGCTTTTAGTGAAATTGGGAATTTGCCGATATATGCTGTAATGGGTTTATTCAAAGCAGCTTTGAGTGCCTTTGGAGTTGAAACAGAGGGTTTACCAACTTTTATAGATGGTGTAACAGCAGCAATAAAAAGACTTTTTAACGTTGAAAGACCTGGTGCGGGATTAATGGAACTAAGAAAAGAAAGGTATTGGGAAACATATAGAGGAGAGATGGCAAGAGGAGAAACCACATTAGGATGGGAAGAATGGGTTACAGTATTTGAAGCAGAATTAGCAAGAATAGCTGAACAAAGATTCTGGGCAATGAGAGGGAGTTTTCAATTTGGTGGTACTATACCGCAAACAGGAATGTATCTTATGCATAAAAAGGAAGAAGTTATATCAGCTGGGAAAGCAGGAAGAGGTCGTGGTGAAATAAATATTAATATAGATTTAAGAAATGCTGTAGTTGATAATGTTGACAGATTATCTCAAAAAATAGCAGAACAGGTGTTAATTCAAATTGGTTAGTGAAATTAAAGATTCTACAGATTACGGACTATTTATTTTAGAACACGCAGCAGCGAATGATGCTACTTGGATTGGGGATGGGGGCATGAAATTTGCTGATATGGAGTTATATACAGAAGGTGTTGAATCTATATTTTTACCATTTACAAGTGAATTATCACACAAACCAGAGTTTAGTTTTGAAGTAATTGATTTCTTCATGGGAGAGGGTGTAGATTTAAGTCTTGGGGAAGGACATGATTTAATTATATGTGAAGGAAGATTTGGTGGAGCTACCGAAACTATTAGGAATACTAAAATGGCTAATTTATTGTTATTTTTTTGGAAACATTTTGAACTTGATACAGAAGTAGTATATTTCGGATATCGAAAGAAAGGAGAAGTATGGGAACCATTTATAGATGCAACTCCTGCAATAATTTATTATTTAAAAGGGAAGTTAACACATGCTTCCTATACTCGTTATGAAGACGAGTTATTTTATAATTGGAAAGTGGTGTTTAGAGGTGTACAGTAATGGTTATTTTAGGTATATTATTAATAATGCTCCAAATTGGAGATATTATAACCACTAATATAGGAATTAAGAGAGGGTGTGTAGAGGGGAATTTATTTCTTAAAAAACCTCTTAGGTCTGGGTTTCCTCTATATCTTAGCATTATTAAAATACTCATAGCTATTTTTCTTACATTTATTTTAACTTTAGGAATTCCAATAATAAATTATATTGTTTTAATAGATGATATTTTTATGTTCATTGTAGTAATTAATAATATTATAGTTATTAAGAAATTAGGAAGTGTTCAGTGATGGCACAATTTACAGCTTTAAGACATACATGGGATTTTGCCGAAAGTGTTATTGCCGATGATTTCATAGTTACTTCAGAAAATTTAGATGCTGCAAATCAAGTTGCTAGGGAAATTTGTTGGGACGGAACTTTCTTTTATATAGTTGATTCTGATGCAAATGTCTATAAGTATAACTCTGCATGGGTATTCCAAGCTAGTTTTGCTTTAGATGCTGCAAATCAAAATCCACAAGGAATCTGTTGGGACGGAACTTTCTTTTATGTAGTTGATACTACTGATAAAAAGGTTTATAAATACAATGCAGCATGGGCAATACAAGCCAATTTTAATTTAAATGTGGCAAATCAAAATCCAGTAGGAATTGAGTGGGACGGAACTTTCTTTTATGTAGTTGACCCAGTAGACGGTAAGGTTTATAAATACAATACCGCATTTGTTTTACAAGCTTCATTTTCTACTGTTTATTCTAATTTAACAATCACATGGGACGGAACATATTTCTATATTGGTAAATCTTCTGGTAATATTTATAAATACGATACTAACTGGGTATTTCAAGAAAGTTATAATTCATACCCTGATAATACAAATGCTTATGGACTCTGTTGGGACGGAACATATTTCTATCTAACTGATAATTTAGATAATAAGGTTTATAGATATCGTTTTCCATTAACCAAAACAGTTGCGGGACATAATGATGCTGTGGTTCTATATGATGGTATGAAAGCCACTTTAGCCCCGATAAATCAAATGACTGGGAATTTTGAATTTTGGCTTAGAGCAATAGATGCTACAAGTAAAGTACAAATTATTTTAAAAGATGGTGCTGATAATGCTTGTATAAATATTTCAATTGATACTGATAAAATCATAGGGGATGGAACTGACGCTTTAGATCCCGCACTTGATGGTGTTTGGTATTTAATAAGAATTGATTTCGATTGTACACCGAATACGTATGATTTATATATAAATGGAAATTTAGAATTAAACGACCAAGCTTTTGGTGTTAATGATGATGGTACTGGAATTGATTATGTAGAGTTTTCAATAACTACCGATAAAAATGGTTATATGGATGGTATTGGGCATGATTGGGATGTTGGATATACTCAGGGAGATAACGCGACTGATACTGTTGATGTTACGGCGGATATTACTTATAGCAAAATTATAGAAGAATTAGGAATGGATTCATGGGCTGAATTAAAAATTAAAGGAACGGCAGTGACTGATTTTGAATCTGGGCATGAAATATCTTTCTATGATTCTGATGGTGTTTTATCATGGTCGGGGATTATACTATTTCCAGAAACAGTGTTAGAAGGAGTAAGTGAAACTATTGGTAAAATGACCCTACTCGGACTTAATTTTAAATTTAATAATACTTATAGGAAGAATTTTACAACTGTAAGGGATTCCGATTATATAATTAAAAATATTATAGATAATTCTTTAACACGTTATCATTCTTATGATGACGAGATTGATGATTTTACTATCACTTATAAATATGACTTAAAAACTAAAATCCAAAAGATGTATAATTATTTGACTATGCTTGAGAGAGCAGTTATACACTACAAGCCAGAAAGTGAGATTTTATTCAATAAATATAATAATTTAAGTGCGACTGGACTTTCATGGACTCAGGCGACAAGTCACGTTAAAATTACAGCTTATACACCTAAAGCAAATAGACATGTAACACAGGCTCCCGTTATTGGCGCTAATAATTCTCTCGGACAGGTTTATTATGTTGGGAGAGCATCGGAAAGTGAAGAGGATCAATTTGGGATTAATGAATTACAACCCTGGCGAGATCCCGAAATAACAAATTATACCGAAGCTAAACAATTAGGAGATAATTTACAAACGATTTACTCTTTAGATACCCAAATGATTTCTATGCTTGTAGTGGGTAAGAAACACATCCAAGTAGGTTATACACTCCAATTATCATGGAACATCTTATTTAATATAAGTTTAGCTAATTTCTTAGTGACTAAGAGAGTGTGGTATCCTATAAATGATGTATGTGAACTTGAGCTTACAGATAATATACTTACGAGAAAGGCATTTAATTTAAGGGTTATAAATAAATTCTATGACGAGGATGCCCAACAGAGTTATGAAGATCCAGACGTAAGCGAATCTACAGTGGACGGAACTGTATTGACACTAACATCTGTCGCAGAATTGAGGGCTGGTATTATTAATAATTATATTCATTTAAGAGACCAAAAAGCTAATAATGTTGGCGGAGGAGCTTTCACTTCTGGAGCATGGAGGACAAGAGTTTTAAATATCGTAGCTACCGACCAACTTGGTGATGTAGTGACACGTTTAGCAGCAAATCAATTTACATTATCAGCTGGAACATATATAATGTATGCTACAGCTCCAGCTTTACATGTAGATAATCATAAAGCTAAATTACGTAATGTTTCAGATAATATTGATGCATTAACGGGTACAAGTGAATTTAGTGGTAGTGGAGCTTATTATGCTTGTACTGTTAGCATAGTTTCGGGAATAATTACTATAGCTTCGGAAAAAACTTTTGAAATTCAGCATAGATGTGGAACTACTGATGGTTTAGGATTTGGTAACGCATGTAATTTTGGTGTTCTTGAAGAATATACTGACGTTCAATTATGGAAGGTGGGTTAAAATTAGAAGCGAAGGAGGTGAAATAAATGAGTATAGCAACAGCGTTTACATTTCTGTCTAAAGTGTTTGGAAAATTCAGCGCAACTTTTGCACTTTTTTTCCTAGCCCTGGCTGGTTCTTACTATTTGGGAATTATTAATCAAATGGTTTTCAATATATTTTTTATAGGGCTTTTAATAATGTTATTGATTGATGTAACCATTAGTTTTTATTTGAACCAGGATAAGAAAATAATGTTGGCAAAACAAGAGATTTTCTACATTAAAGACAATTATGTTGAATATAGAAAAACAATTGTAAAAGCTAAGTCAACCGAGGAGCATTTGAAAGATCTCGGAATTGGCGCAGCTACTGACGTAGTGAAAGTAGTCTCTACCAAGCTTAGTAAGAGAGATAAAAGAGCAGCTTTGAAAGCCGAAATCGAGAAAATAGAAGCTAAAATTTTAGAAGAAACTAAAAATTAATCTTTAAATCTTTTTCTCTCTTTTTTTTATTTTTGCGCCATCATGGGTACAACCAACAGCCATGCGCAAAGTATTGGACTTTTTTACATACCATTAATGCTTACGCTTTTTTTTAGCAAAATATTGTTTGAGCTCGACCATAACTCCTCTATAATCAGCAGACCTTTCTATTTCTTTTAGGTCTGTGAAGCTCGTACGTCCCTTCGGAGTTCTATCGATTCTAACTATTGCACTTTCTGGTACTAATTTGGGTTCGAAATATTCAAAAAGCGCTATTTTTATTAGCTCCGATACTCCGATCCCCCGTTTCCCAGCCTCTGTTTTATAATATGCTTTACGGGTTTTGGTAACGTATGATTTTATTAGATGCTTTCTCCGTTCCGGTTTAATCATATTCGACCACGACAGGTTGAGAAGGTAAATATCAAAAAACTTACAAAAAGTGATTAAAAACTATAGAGGCTAAGGAGTTAGTTTAGGTGAAAAAACCAATAAGGGGAAGCCTCGAAAAAAGTCGTGTGTGTCGATGGTCCCGAAGTGGGACTTTTTTGCGGGCAGTTTTAGTTTTCGGCACCAGACCTGCAGGACATAGGGTTATTCACTGAAACTACTTTCCGCAAAATATTCGGGAAGTCCGAACTATTTCAATTGTTCTTGATCTCCACAATCTATTATAAATCTAATAGCCATAGCAGCAACTTGAATTGCTTCATTCATCATTAATAAATCACGGTCTATATTGGATTGATTAAGTTTCACATTTTCCCATAACTCATCAACCTCTTCAAGTAATACCGCAAACCCTTCATGTGCATTATGG